TGCTATTGTCGAAGCCGCCCGCGTTTCCTACCAGAAGGGAACCGTGGCGACGCGCGAGGACCGTGCCCTCATCCGCTATCTGATGCGTCACCGGCACACGTCACCGTTTGAAATGGCGGAAGTCAAGCTGCATGTCCGCGCCCCGATCTTCGTCATCCGTCAGTGGATTCGGCATCGGACTGCGGCTGTTAATGAAGAATCAGGCCGCTACAGCGAAATCCGCGAAGAGTTTTTCACCCCCGCCCTTGGCGACATTGGCCCGCAAAGCCGAGACAACAAGCAGGGGCGAACCAGTGGGTTTACCGTGAAGCAACAGGCGGCGGTGCAGGAAATCATCGAAGCCAATAACGACTTCGCCTATGGGCAGTATCGTGGCCTCTTGGCGCAAGACCTTGCCCGCGAATTGGCCCGAGGTGTTCTTCCCCTGACCGCCTACTCGTCGTTCTATTGGAAGATCGACCTTCACAATCTTTTTCACTTCTTGGCGCTGCGGACGGACTCTCACGCGCAAAAGGAAATCCGCGACTACGCCGACGCCATCCTAGAAATCATCGAGCCGCTGTTCCCCTACTCCGTAGAAGCATGGCGCGACTATGTTCAGGAAGCCGTCACGCTGTCTCGGATGGACCTTGACCTGCTGAAGTCCATGCTCAGTCTCAGCAACGCCAAGATGAAGTGGATTGATATGGTGGAAGGCCACCGAGGCGAAAAGGTCTTGGCGGAGAAGTTCGGCATGAGCGGACGCGAGTTGCGTGACTTTGTGAACCGCTTTGACCTGCCTTCGTTCTAGAAGCTGCCCCGCATCTTCGCCATCCCTGAGCCAATATTTCTTTTATTAATCGGCATCAGGTTCATAACGGCATAGCCAAGTGCGTCAGGCAAGTGGGTGTATTTGCTCTGTGCGGATTTGGCTATGGCGCCGTTATCGTCAAAGCCAAGGCTCTCCAAGGACGTAATCAGTTCCTTGCACCGAGGATGGATGAACAGGCGGCTTTTGCCTGACGCCGAGAGAAAGGCGCCGTTGACGGTGTTCACTCGATCATTCACGGCGGGGTTGCGGCGTGGCATGACAAGGCGAAATCCCATACCCCGCAGCACGCTATGGTTCGTGTTCCCACCCGCCGAGGTATGCTGCTGATTGCCCGATGCGTCAGGATAGATAATAATATTCCTTCCCTTGAAGCGTTCGGATAGAATATCTGCATAGCGTTGAATGGTGGCGTTGGGCAATAATATTTCGTCTACGGCGCAGAAGCACTCGTCGCCCTCTGCATCCAAAAACTTCACCATCAACACGCCCGACATGGGAAAGCGGTTGAAGTCTAGGCCAAGGTGCAAATTGCACTTGCCGTCATCGTCGATATGTGAGACGACATGCGTGCTGCGCTGGAACGGCTGGTAGACCTTGCCGGTCGGAGACTCAAACGACGCCTCAAACTCCGTCCTGAACACGAACGGGTTCATGGTGCGCTTGGCTTCTTCGATTTCCGTCTGAGGCACGATCCCGGCGTTCAGCGTCGTAATCGTGTAGCTAAACCAGTTTTTCTTGCCAGGGTCCAAGCCATCGCAGTAGGCTTCGTAGAACCACTTCGACCCCGCGCTGACCTTCGGGGTGCCGAGGAACAAGGCATCACCCTGTTGGTCCGCCAAGGCAGGGCGGACGATTTTGGTCCACATTTCCTCTGTAATGTCCGCCGCTTCGTCAAAAATGGCAAACGATATGGACAGGCCACGAAGGCGGTCAGGCACTTCGGCACCGAACAGTCTAATCATGGTGCCGGTAGACTTCAGCACCAACGACATATCCGTTCGGTTGATTTCGCTAATCATCTCAGGCGGAATGGAGTCAAGCAACTCCCGCCACATAATCTGCTTCGCCATCTTCAAGGTAGGGGCGATGTAGACCACCAAGCCTTTTTCAACCGAATTGGCCGCCCGGTAGAGTTCATGCTTGGAGAGGAACGACTTGCCGCTTCGCCGCCCCGCCACAACCACACGGTATCGGCTGGGGTGCAAGTAGACATGCGCCTGCCAGGGCAGCAGGCCCAAGTTCTTGACGGCCCGATGCTCCAAAATGGGATCGGGCTTCCAAGTCAGTTTATCGACGGTCATGCGACGCCCGCTTCGTCCTCATCCTTCGAGCCGACTTCCTCCGCATCCAGCACCGCCCGCTTCTTCACGATCATCGGCTTGATATCTTCCTTCGGCTTCATGAGGCGGCGCAGGTCATGCACGTTGCGTTCTTCCTCATTGGCTTTGGAGACCGCCGTGACCAACTGCCCGATGGACTTGGTAAGGCGGTTGATTTCGACGCGCACACGGTTTGGGTCCGTGCGTTCCTCCGCTTCGGCTTCTAGATATTCAATTTCGTTCTCAATCAGGTTGGAGAGGCGATTGATGATGCTATCGAGGCGCTTTGACCGCTTGCGCGTCGTGGTCAGGCGTTCGGCAATTTGGGCGGCGGAGGACAGAACCACTTGATCTTCCGTGGCTTTGTTGCCCCGCAAAAGTGAAAGAGATTCAGCGGATGGCTTGCCATCTTCACCCATCCCCATGACCATCATGGCGCGGGCCGCATCGGCAACACGCGGTTCGAGATTTCGCGTCCAGTTGTAACGCCTGACACGGTTGGCGATGGCTTGTGAGGTAATGCCTTTTGCTTCCGGCAGCCGCGCAATATCGCTGAGAGACCAACCAATTCGGTAGTAATGCTCAAGAACATCCCATCGCGCGCCAGATTTCCACTTGCGCGCCTTGGCTTTCGGCTTGACCTTCACATCAGGACGGATGGGCGTGATATTATCCGTCTTATCGCTTGACATGATAGGAAAATCCCCGGAAATCGTTTCGAGATTTGTTTATCCTCCGCACCTATTGTTAAAGTCAAGCCGGTGGATTGACTTTTGTGCCGCGTGGCCGCTAACCACAATGCAAAATTGTTTTTGGATTTCAGCACATGCCCGTCACAGACCTTGCTCCCGAATATTCCGAGAACCAAGACGACTGGAAGATGATTCGCGATGTGCTGAAGGGCGCCAAGGCCATCCGCGAGGGCGGTGTCACTTATCTCCCCATGCTTGGCGGCATGTCGTGGGGCGAGTATGAGGCATACAAGAAGCGCGCTCAATTCTTCAACGCCACGGCGCGCACACTGAATGGCTTGGTCGGTATGATTTTCCGCAAAGAACCCGAGATTATCTTGGGCAGCGCCGAAGTCCTGCGCCCTTCGCTTGAAGCCTGCACCATCGACAATCAGCCGTTTACCGTCTTTGCCCGCGCCGTTGTGCGAGAGATTTTGAGTATGGGTCGCGTCGGTGCCCTGGTCGATGCGCCTGTGAATGGCGGCAGCCCGTATTTCTCAATCTACATGGCGGAGAATATCACCAATTGGCGCAATACGCGCGCTTCGAACGGAAAGATCGTCGCCAATCAAGTCATCCTGAAGGAAGATTTGCTGGTAGAAAGCCAGTCGGGTTTCGGTTCTGACGAAATCACGATCTACCGTGAATTGTATCTCGATGAGGATGGCGTTTACACGCAGCGCCTTTGGTTCCCCGTCAAGACCAAGGAGAACGTCACTTATGCAGCCCAGGATGCGATCAACCCGTCCATGGTTGGCGCGGGGTTCTTCCGCGACGAAATGCCGTTCATTTGCTTCGGGCCAATGAAGTCCTCGCTCAAGGTGCAGCGCCCGCCCATTCTTGATATTGCCGAATTGAACGTCCTTCACTTTCAGCGCAGCGCGCAGTTGGCGCACGGGCAGTTCTACACCGCAACGCCGACCTATTGGGCTATCCCGCCCAACACGGGCGACATTCCTGAATACCGCGTCGGTCCTAACACCGTTTGGCTTGTGGACCAACCCAACTCCTGCGGCATCTTGGAGTATCGTGGCGAAGGGTTGCGCTATCTCGAATCCGCTTGCACCCAGCTTGAAAACCAGATGGCCGGGCTTGGTGCAAGGCTTGTGGCTGACCGCCGCAACACCGCAGGCGAATCCAATCAGGTGGCCGAAATGCGGAGCAAGGGCGAAAGCGCCTTGCTGTATGAAATCGTGGACAGCGCCGAGCGTGGCCTCACAGACCTTTTGAAGATTTGGGTTCGGTGGAACGGGCGCAATCCGCAAGGCGTGGAAGTGAAGTTGAACCGCGACTTCGTGGATTCGGCGCTTGAATACCGCACTTGGCTGCAACTTGATCGCTCCCACGCCAATGGCGATATTGACGACGAGACCTATTACCGCGTTCTGTTTGAAGGCGAGATGCTCCCCGCATCTTATGGCCCTGCGGATGTGAAGAAACTGATTGACAACGCCGCCGCCAACCGTGCAGATAAGGCAGCCGAAACCGCTGATTTAACCCCGCCGCCAGGATAACATGAGCCAACCCAATTTCATGAAGCTCGTCAACCCGGAAGTGAAGTTTCTTCCGATGAACATTGAATATGCGGCAAGTCTCGGCTTGCCGTTTATTCAAAAAGATGCCCTAGCCGATGCGCGCGGTGCCATTGTCTGTGGCACCGCGCCTTCATTGGTGAAGGGCGAATCGCTTCGCGAAATCAGACGCCTCAAGGGTCTCGGCTACAAGGTCTTTGCGGTGAAGCAGGCTATTCGGATTTTAGCCGAGTATGACATTGTGCCTGATTATTCTGTGGCGATGGACCCCGGCGAGAAGCAGATCAAGAAAACGCCTCTTGACCCCCGCGTGACGTATTTTGTGGCAACGTCCTGCCACCCCCGCATGTTTGATTATCTTTTGAAAGGTGGCGCCAATGTGGTGCTTTTCCATTCTGCTTGCGGTGCTGCAACTGAAAGCCTATGCGAAATGGAAATCTATGAAAAGCACTTTCCAGAGAATTGCAGCTTCGAAAGTGTGGCTAGTGGCGGCTTTACCGTCGTAAACCGTGCCGTGGCGGTTGCCGAGTGGATGGGCGCCAAGAAGATTTGCATTGCGGGCGCACCATTTGGTTGGCGCGAGGGAGACGACTACTACGCCCCCACCGTGATGGAGCCTGCGGGCAACGCCTCTGGCCCCACGCTAGATGACAAGGGCATGGTGGACGGCAAGCGTTGGTTCACCAAGGCTGATTTGCTGCCAAGCGCCCTGTCTATCGCGCGCAAGGCCAAAGCCAATCCAACCCGCTTTGAGTTTCTTGGCGACAGTCTTGCCGCGTCGCTTGCCAGCAAGTCTGACGCCTTCCTCCAGAGAGTGATGCCCGCCTAGCGCAAGGTCACTTGCGCTTCTTGGCCCGCTGCGCCTGGATGGTGTTATCCACGGCATTGGGGTAGGGTCTGCCTGCCTTCTCGGCACGACGCTTGGCGGCAGCCTTGTCCTGCGGACTGAGAGGCGTGGACCGCTTGCGCGGGTTCTTCTTCTCCCAAAGCGGCTTTTCCATCACTTCTTCTCCTTCTTGTCGGCGGATTCCATCTGGCGAACCAGTTTATTCGACCATGATTCCCCCGCCGATCCGCCCCATAGGTTAATCGCAATCTGCCGCGCGCTTGGTCCGCCATCCGCAGGCTTGGCCTTGGGCGCGTCGCCATGGCGGTCGAAAAACGCCTTCATGCGCTTGGCGGTTTCAGGCGATACATCCTTGCCTGCGGCCAGCGTCGCCGCACGCGCCACGCCCGAGCCGATGCCTTGCTTGCCTGCCTCTGCG